ATCACGGGCGGCTGCGATCCCGCCATGACAAATCAGTCACGGCGCCCCTCCCCAAAAAATATCCCCGTGTTGTAGGGTCGGGATTGGAAATCGCCGCAATGAAGTAAATCGGCATTCCCAACCCCACAACACGGGGATATTGATTTAAGGTAACTCTTCATTGTTAGACTTCTCCGGTGCTGTTTCCAATCAGCTCGCTCCGGTTCGTTAAAAAACCCCTACCCCGCGACAGGGTAGGGGTCAACCAAAAGCGCCAGCTATTATCTCCCTCCGGAGGGAAGAGGAGAGTCATAGGCTCGTTCACTGCCAAGTTTGAGGTCGAGCCTGAGCGGGTCTCTCGGGTCAATATCAATGATCTGAGATTCACCTGACTTCAAATAGGCGATTGCATTTTTCCCGTCGCGTAGCGCCACACCAGTGACGGCTGCCGACTCGGAGAAAAAACGCTTCATGGTTGCAACTGCTACCGGGTCTTTCGAGACCGCGACGGCATCCATGCAATGGCCCATAACAAGCAATCTTCCCCCGGGCACGGGGTGCGGCTGAAACGACCATGCAACACCATTGCTGTCGGGCCTCTCTTCGACCAGACCGCACAGATAAAGACAAGCGTATTCCTTACAAAGGCGCGGGCGCTTTTTGTAAATTGAACACCCAGTCGCAGAGCAATGCTTGCAAGCATCTCCAGCGGGTTTTGCGGGGATGGTTGCGGCTCCATCGTCAATGGCAGGAGCAACACAGCACACGTTGCAATCTCCGCACTCATTGGGGAACTTTGAGAAGTAACGCTCTCCTCTATCTTCAAGTGCATCCGCGAGGAATTTATCAATCGTTTTCATTTTGTATTGGTTTGTAAGGGTGAACGGATTGCGGGTATTCAAACGGCGCCGCCCCAATCGCCGTCAGGGCAACAGCTCGCTTGGTTGTTCCTTTCTTGTGCGGCGCGATGTAGAGAAGACCGCGCAACGCTTGAAGCGAGTCAAACGCTTGCCAGAACGCTTGTCTTGTAGGAGGGCTGGATGACCCTCGCTCCTTGTAAAGCGCCACAACGGACTTGCGCACTTGGTTTGCGAAAACGTGCTCGCCCTTCTTGCGGTGCGCTTCACGGTGGCGAATCTCGCACATGATAAGTATTTGCAGCGGTGTCAGTTGAAGCGCGTATAAGGTTGCAATACTTCGACCGATTTGCTCGATTACTTCTCTGGATTGTTTTGATAGGTTCATGGTAGTCTTATTTGTTTGGGATTTTGAGTAGTGCCACAAGTTCCTCGGGGCATTGGCGACGATACTTCCAAGCAAGAGCCGCTACGCGACCCATCTCGAAATGATTAAGGTCTTGCATTCTCTTTCGAGCCAAGCGGCCACCATACTCGGAATCCATTTTGCTGAATCCCTCGTTGTTGCGGGCCGTGGCTTGGTCGCCGTCAAGTATGGCAACCTTCTTTAAGCATTGATGAGCACACATCAGCTCGCGAGGAGAAAGGCTCTCTCCGAACGCAATCGTTCGCATCCGTTTGTGTTGCCTCTCGGAGTCCTCAACCTTTCGCTCTGCAACGCTCTTGGTCGGCTCGGCTGGCCCCTTAGGGCCATAGTTGATGGTATTGGGGTCCAGCTCTTTCGTGTTCTCTCGGTCGGTCGCCTGTTCGATGACATCCATCTTCCGAGCGTTGGCTCGGATTATCTGCACATCAATTGTCTGCTCCATTGCAAGATATTCGATCAGCACGGGTTGCGCTTGGCCGATGCGGTGTGCGCGGTCTTCAAATTGCGCATTGTTTGCTGGCACCCAATCGGGCTCGACGATGATCACATGAGGGGCAGCGGTCAGCGTCAGGCCAGTGCCAGCAGCGAGGATGTTGCCAATGAATACACGGCAACGGTTGTCGCCTTGGAAGGATTGCACCGACTCATGTCTGCTGGTTGGGCTGGTGTCGCCCGTTACCACTACAGGCCCGAAGTCACGCAGAGAGTGTTGCAACTGCTTGATGACCTCCTTGTGATGGGCGCCAATGATCACCTTTCCGCCGCTCTCGTCGAGGACATTCTTGATGTGGTCGATTGCAAGGTCAACCTTCTTGAGGCCGATTAGCTTGCGGACCTTGCTCGTCTCAGTGAAGAGGGCAGTCTCGGCTGACTTTAGCGACTCGGCAGCGGATTGCATCGCCTCAGCATCGCCAGCCGACTTGGCTTCGGATACCTTTTGCTTTAGCTTAGCTACCGTTTGCTCGCTTGTCTTGTACTCCATGGTCAGCGCGTCGATCTCTCGGACGATCTCATGCGAGGCGGGAAGCGCTACGATTTTTCGGGTCTTTGGCGGGAGCTGGGTCAACACCTGCTTTTTAAGGCGCCTCACCATGCACGATCCTCGCACCAGAGTTTGCAACTCGTCAAGATTTGAAGATCCGGTCGTGTCCCATCCGTTTCCAAATGGCACCCTGCGGGCATCGCAAAATCGGTTGGCATACTTGGTCCAATTCCCGAAATGCTCGGGAGCACAAAAGCGCAACAGGTTCCAGAAATCGGCTGGCCTGTTGCTCACAGGCGTCCCACTCAAAAACAGGTATCGATCAGCAGGGATAGGCTCGCGAGGAGCATTCTTCTTTTTGCTGCGGGACCGAGCGGGGAGGCCCAGAAGGCCAATGCTCCGATTTGTGTCCTTATTCTTGAGGTAGTGTGCCTCGTCAGCAATGACAACGTCCCATGATCGGGAGCGAAGGGCCACTTGGGCTCCAGCCATAGCCATCAGGTCATAGCTGATTGCAACAACATCAGAGTGTTCAATGTCGCCAAAGTCAGCCTTGCTCAATACCGCCAGCTTGCGCTGCGATGACGGCGAGGCAAACTTGTCCCACTCGTCGAGCCAGTTCAGCCTGAGTGAGGCGGGGCAAACGACAAGGACCGACTGGGCCCGGGTCATGTTGCAAACTCCAATAGCTTGCAACGTCTTCCCGAGGCCCATGTCATCGCCAATGATGCATCGAGTCCGCTTGAGTGCGTACTGAATTCCCGCCGACTGATATCCGTAGGGCGTGACGCCTTGGGGGAATGAGGCAGAGAATCCATGGCTCGGCGCATCAGCTCGGGACTCCTGCAGCAGGATCTCCGAGAAGTTGGCCTTGTTGGTGCTGCTGGCGGGGATGAGCCAGCATGTGACGCCCCACACGCCGCTATCATCTTTGCCGCAAGAAAAGCCTTGCTGCTTGAGTGCGTCTCTGTGGAGGTTCCAGTAGTCCCACCAGCCGTCAGGCATTGGGGAGTAGAACAGGTGGCGTTGCCCCTGTCGCGTTGCAACCTCCCCTCGGTCCTCCCACTGCAGGGAGAACGAGGGAAGGGGAAGCGGCGTGTCCGCTCCGGTTGGAAGTGTAAGATTCATGGTTCTTGATTTTAGTATTCGTCTGGCAAGAGGATGGTTGTCACGCTGCGATCCCATTCGGTGATGAGCCAAATCTTTTCGCCCCCGACATGGTAGACCGACATGAGTCGCTGATTGTTGTCGATAGCATCTTCATTGACCTTGCGGTCCTCCTCGCAAACGTCCCCCCAATCGCCAGAGAAGTGGCGAAAGATGAGTTCCTCTCCGAGTTTTGGTTTGTTTTGGAGTTGCAAGAGAGCGATAGCGCCCTGCGTTGCAACAACGTCTTTGCTTTTGAATCTGAGTTTGTTTTGTTTGACGTAGTAGGCCATAGTAGTAGTTGGTTGTTGGTTTTGGTTAAGTTTAAATTAAGAAGTATGGAATTCGTCGGGTAAGAGGATAAATGTAACGTCGAGATCCCATTGGGTGACGATCCAAATATCTTGGCCCCCGATATCGAAAACCGACATCGAGTGGTGCATTTTATGCTTGAGGTGCCTTTCGTTAGCCTCGCGCTCTTCCTTGGAAACATCTCCCCAGTCACCACAGAAGTGGCGAGCAGCAAGATACCATCCATGCTCCGATTTACTTTCGAGTTGCAAGAGAGCAACGGCGTCTTCTGTTATAACGACACCGCTGCTTTTGAATCTGGTTTGGTTTTCGTAGTAGGGCATAGTGGTTGGTTTTAGTTGAGTTCGAAGATTGCTGAGATGATTCGGCGAACGAGCGTATCGATGCCGATTGCGTGGAGTGAATACACCGCTGCAAAAAACATCGTTGCAGCGATTAGGGTCTGGGTTTTGGTAATCATGTTTTATTGTTGGTTGGTTGTTGTCGGCCAGTAATACGGCCATTTGTTTGTCGTTGGGTTGTAAGGTGTGGGTCGCTCGGTCCAGCCGTGCTGCCCGTAGTGCTCAGGGTCTTTTGCGAGCAAGCAAGATCGGTGCGATGCGTGCAGCTCGGGAGTCCCGAGCCATGGCGGCATGGTGGCAGGTTGTTGCCCGTTGGCGCTGAGGAACTCTTCGGCTCGTTCACCCCAATAGCTCATCCATTTTGCGCAAGTGTGATCGGACCATGGGCCAGTCTCGTTCCGGTTGCGTCGGTCCATCTCCTCGGCAAGGGCCATGCCATAATCACAGAGGGCGTGTAGGTGCCCTTGCCACATCTTTGAGGCCGGATGGTTTGGCCAGCCTCCTTTGAACAGGGTAAGCGTCTCACGGTAGCATTGGTTGCCGAGGCGGGCATTGTCGAGCGCTCGGGCGCTGTCGCAGAAGTTTGCGTATGGTAGGAAGGTTTGCATGTCAGATGGTGTATGCTCGGGCTCCGTCTGGGTTGTGCCGCCGCTTGCTATCATGGT